CAAGCAACTACTTCGGCAAGTACCTGACAAAGGCATATGCCAAGTACGGCGGGGTCTCATTCTTCATTACGAAGAAGGGTGCAGAGAAGATTAAGCATCGGGTGAAGACTGACGGAATCTGGGCTCAGTACGATGACCAGATTTACCACTACAGCAAGATGGGTTTGCTGAATGGGTATGCCAGTCGGCCCGAGCTACCAGACCTTGTGTACATCACGGGTCAGGAGTTGAGCATTGCTCAAGGAACGGAAATCTATAGTGTTTGAGATTATGATTCTGGTGCCTACCCGAGGTAGGCCACAGAACGCTAGGCGGCTGTACGACTCTTTGATGGAGACGGCAAATCGCGGGTTTGGAATTGAGTTCTGTGTAGACGAAGATGACCCATACCTAGAAGCCTACCTTGACATCCTTCCAAAGAACACCGTGGCGGTGGGCAATCCAAATCGGCTTGGTCCATGGTTGAACATCGCAGCATTGGCACACTTGGCTGAATATGACATTATCGGATTCATCGGTGATGACGTAGTTAGCAGAACGTATGCCTGGGATGAGGATGTTCGCGAGGCATATGGAGAATACATGATTGCCTACCCAAACGACGGTTGGCAGGGCGAGGGTTTGCCAACGAGCGTATTCATCGATGCATTCTTGATTCACTGCCTTGGATACATGGTTCATCCATCGTTCTCTCACCTGTACATTGACAATCATTGGAAGCGTCTCGGTGAAGAGCTTGGAACGCTGACCTATTTGAAAGATGTGCACATGGAGCACATGCATCCATTCGCGGGTAAGGCAGCCGATGATGCAACGTATCAGGCGGCGAACTCTCCCGACCAGTATTCCAAAGATGGAATTGCTTTTCAGAAGTGGGAGATGTTTCACTTGCCTCAGGATGTTGAGCTTTTGACGGAGGGCTTCGTCTAATGCCTAATGTGTACACAGGCGGAACCTTCGACCTATTCCATGAAGGTCACGTAGAGTTACTTGAAGCATGCAAGAGAATCGCCGGTGAGGGAATGGTCATTGTCTGCGTCAACACTGACGAGTTCATTGAGCGATTCAAGCATAGAAGGCCGGTTCAGTCATTGAGAGAGCGCCAGCGAGTCTTGAGAGCATGCAAGTACGTAGATGCGGTAATCACCAATTATGGTGAAGAGGACTCTAAGAAGAACATTGAAGAGTGGAATACAGACGGCTCTCACAAGATTGACATTGTCGCTATTGGAAGCGACTGGGCTGGAAGAGACTACTATGGCCAAATGGGTTTCACGAAGGAATGGCTGGACGACAACAACATCATCCTTATCTACATTGATAGGCGTACCGGCCAGAGCACAACGAACATTAAGGAACAACTGAAGAAATGATTATTGGACTATCAGGCTATGCACGTTCAGGAAAGGACAGCGTAGCCCAAATTCTTGCTGAGGAATACGGATTCATCCGGGTTGCCTTTGCAGACAAGTTGCGACAGGCAGCTTATGAACTCAATCCCATTGTTGGATTTGACTCTCAAGATTTCGTCTATCTGCAAGAAGTGATTGACATGTGGGGATGGGATGACGTTAAGGCGACCGGATTTGGACCAGAAGTTCGCCGGGTTCTCCAGAGAATGGGTACAGAAGCTGGACGCATGACTCTAGGTGAAGACATTTGGGTAGATGCAGCCACCAAGGATTTGCTGACGAAGAAAAATTACGTCTTCACAGACTGCCGGTTCCAAAATGAAGCCAGCAGAATTGGCTGGCTAGATGGAGAAGTTTGGCGGGTTACCCGACCAGGAGTCGAGCCAGCCAACAACCACATCTCAGAGATTGGTCTGGACAACTGGCCTTTCAACCGGATTATCCTGAATGACCAAGACCTTGACACTCTAAGGCTGAAGGTAAAGGAAGCTTATGAAGAAACTGCATGTAGGCTTTGACTATGATGGAGTAATCTCCTCATTCCATGCCGGGGTCGATAAGTACCTCCGGATGAATGGCTACGAGGGGCTCAAGGCCAGTACCACACAGTGGGATTTCTGGAAAGAGTGGGGTTGGTCAAGCGCCAAGTTCCACAAGTTCTGGGTGGATGGAGTGCGTGACGGCGTTATCTTTGCCACCGCCCCATTTCCCGGAGCAATCGACGCCATCAATTCAGTGTATGACGCAGGTCACAGAGTGCATATCATCACTCACCGTGGCTGGAAGCAGTATCCTGGACTGGCCGAGGATTTGACAGCGGCTTGTCTTGAGCGCGACGGTGCCAAGTATCACTCCTTGACATTCACGGCAAAGAAGACTGATGTCTGGACAGATATGATGGTAGATGATAAGCCAGAGAACTATTACGACCTTGTCAGCGCTGGGACTGACGCATATTTGCTCACCCGAGATTGGAACAAGCGTGTCAAGGGTGCCAAACGTGTACGGAGCGTAGGCGAATTCTGTCGGAAAGTTCTTGAGACACAGGCTTGACTTAGGTGTCCCTCCGGGGTAAGGTAGCTACGAAAGCTAACTACGAAGGAGGGATAACTATGCAAAAGTTCATCAAGTCACTGGTTGCACTGGTCGTACTGCTGGGGGTTGGATTTATTGGAGGTTTCTCCTCCGCACCGCAGGCTAAGTTGCCGGTGCAGGAAAAGGTCGCCTACGAAACTACGCCGGGTCCGGCTGGAAGCGGCACTCTGGGAGACTGGACAACTCTTAGTCACGGAACATACTGCTGGAATAACGGGGCTCTGACCGGCTCTTACGTTTCGCCTGTCAAGACCACCTGGACGGCTGTCCAGAAGAAGGCGGCCTATGCGTCTTCCTACGCAGTCTTGAATGACTGTAACGAGCACATTCGAGTCTACGGAGACTCCATCACGTTCGGTGGGAAGTCTGCTCTTGCGGCTGAGCTTGCCAGCAAGGGACAGGATGTCTTTATTGACGCCTGGTCCGGTCGTCCGACGACTCCGGTTGCCGATGCGATTTGCAATGAGACCGTTGACGGACTTCCTGAGGACGTTGTCGTAGCAAGCGGAACGAATGACATCTTCAATTCGACCGTTATGGCTACACAAATCAACCGCATCAAGACGTGCATCGCTGCCAAGAATGCCGCTCGTACTGACGGCGTTACGACCCGGCTTTTCTGGGTTGATGTTCAGGCTACCCGTTGGGGTCAGACTGATGTCATCGAGCGCAATGACCAGCGAAACAGCATGGCCGTCAACCTGGCTATTTACCAAAACGTCGGGACTGCAAACGTGGTCCAGTGGACTCAGCGATTCATGGCGAACCCCGCCCTACTGGGGACGTACCTTTCGGACGGCGTTCACCCGAAGTCTACTGTTGTAACTACAACGACTGGCTACCAGTACTGGGCAGCTATTGTCAGAGGATGGCTGGATACGCTAGGCGCATTCTGACAATCTTTTCATAAAGGCCGGGAGCTTCGGTTCCCGGCCTTTGTCGTACCCAAATCCTGGTCGACCAGTATGCTACAATAGATACATGCCAACATACGTTTACGAATGCCCGGAGTGTAGAACCCGGGAAGAGAGGATGTTCGTTGACATCGAATTCCGGGACACCCAGGAATGCGGTAAATGCGACGAAGTAGTCCTTAAGAGAATCCCAGCCTTCACCGGAAGTGTCTGGGCACCAACAGCAGGTGGAATGAGATAACATGGCACCACCATATAAAAATCGGGGTGTCAAGAATGACCTATGGTGGGATGATGCATATGTCACTCACCCCGAGATTGCAGTAGAATACCAATACGTCGATGGGAAAGACATCATCGAACCCAACGACAAAATCAAGTTCAAGAGGGATAGGGGGACGTACAAGTTCCGCTGCCTCGCTCACCATATTCTCCTTGACAAAAGATGGATTGATTGCATGGACCTGGAGACAGGCGAATGGCGGTCCTTCTCAGTCGAGAAATTCAAGGGTAAGGTGAAGCCTCGCAGGAGGCGTAGGAGAACAAGTGCGCAAGTTTAGACTCAAGCGAGTCATTGATGATTCCGGTGTTTCAGGAACCGGCTATGTAACAGAGGGTGTCATCTGGTCAGACGGCACCGTAGCAATGCGTTGGCTCACACACGTGTCCAGTCATTGTTACTACAATTCCATTGAGGACGTTGAGACCATTCACGGTCACGGCGGCCACACAGTGGTGGAATACTTTGACTAAAGAGCTATCCATTCCGGATAGGGAAGCGTTGCGGCTCCAGGTCCAGGAGCAATGGCTAAAGGGAAATAAGCAGCCCGGAACCATTGCCAAGAGCCTGGGGCTTAAGCGCGTTGAGGTCATGGACCTGATTGAGGAGACCAAGGAAATTTGGCGCAATGACGAGTCAGTCAAGGAGCGCGCCAAGGAGGTTCTTCAAGAGGTAGAATCTGGATTGGACATGGTCATTGACCGCTCATGGGAAACCGTCGAGCAGGCCGACCAGATTGACGACCTTAAGACGAAGGCGACAGTCCTGAAGAACATTGCCGACGTTCAATTCAAGCGCGTAGAAATGCACCAAAAGGCCGGGTTGTATGATGATGCCGCCTTGGGTGACGAGCTTGCAGAAATGGAAGAGAAGAATGAGATTATCAAGGCCATTCTTCTAGAGGTAACCGCCAACTGTGAGCATTGTGCATTTGAAGTCCGACGTAGACTCAGCCGGTACGGGAAGAACCCCGAGCCAATGCCTGACTCTATGGTCATTAGGGAGGACGGCTCACCCGCATAAGCGGGTGGGCTTATTGGCATGTACGATTTTGGTGACATCCTCAACCTTCTTGATGGTGAGGACTTCGAGGAAAGGCCGGTTGAAATTGAGGAGTTTGTTACCAGTGAAGATTACCTCAACCTACCGGACACACCTCTATCAGAACATCAGTACCAGCTAATCAAGGTTAGCTCTCAGATTTACAAGCGTGAAACGTTGCACAATCTGTACGGATACGAGGCCGGTGAGAGGAGATGGGCAGAGACCAAGCGTGAGGTCATCTTCCAATTGGGTAAGGGTAGCGGAAAGGACTTTACGTCCACCATCGCCTGTGCCTACATCGTGTACCTCTTGTTGTGCCTGAAGGACCCGGCGAAGTATTACAATAAGCCGCCTGGAGACACAATCGACATTCTGAACATTGCTATCAACGCAACGCAGGCTCAGAACGTCTTCTTCAAGGGTTTCACAAACCGCATTGAGCGAAGCCCGTGGTTCTTGGGAAAGTACACCAAGAAGCAGGGACACTTCGAGTTCGACAAGAACGTCAATGTCTATTCCGGTCACTCTGAGCGAGAGGCATGGGAAGGATATAACGTTCTCTACGTTGTCTTGGACGAGATTGCCGGTTTTGCATTGGAGTCAACGTCTGGTAACGAGCAGGCAAAGACAGCAGAAGCAGTATACAAGATGTACCGCGCCTCTGTCACCTCTCGATTCCCAGATTATGGAAAGCTAGTCCTCTTGTCGTTCCCACGATTCAAGGGAGACTTCATTCAGCAGTCGTACGACAAGGTCATTGCTGAAAAGGAAACCATCATTAGGACTCACACCTTCAAGCTTGACCCTGACTTGCCAGATGGAACAGAAGGCAACGAATTCACGATTGAATGGGAAGAGGACCACATCATCCGGTACAACACGCCGGGTGTCTTTGCCCTCAAGCGACCTTCATGGGAAGTTAATCCTACGAAGAAGATTGAGGATTACATGGTTGACTTCTTCGATGACCCGCTGGATTCTGGTGGACGTTATGCCTGCATGCCACCTGACGCAATCGACGCATTCTTCAAGGACCGCCAGAAGATTGAATATGCATTCAATGGCCGAAACGGTAATAGCCTTGACGGAGTGTTCGAGGACGAATTCCTGCCTCAGGCTGACAAGCAGTACTTCATCCACGTTGACCTCGCACGAGTCCACGACCACGCTGCTGTGGCCTTGGCACACGTCGAGAAGTGGGAAACCCGTAAGATTGGTGCGAACATGACAGAGCCAGCGCCGGTTGTCGTAGTAGATGCCGTCCGCTACTGGACTCCATCAAAGACAAAGAACGTAGACTTCACAGAGATTCGCGAATACATCTTGGCACTCAAGAGGCGCGGATTTGACCTGAAGCTAACTACCTTTGACCGCTGGGAATCAGCAGATACCATCGACTACCTGAAGTCCATGGGACTCAGGTCAGAGCGACTGTCAGTAGCCAAGAAGCACTACGAAGACTTTGCAATGGTTGTTGCCGAACAGCGTCTAACTGGACCAAAGCTAGAATTGCTGATTGACGAACTGTTGCAGCTTCGAATTATGAAGAACGACAAGGTTGACCACCCTCGTAAGGGAAGCAAGGACTTGGCGGACGCAGTCTGTGGAGCTATCTACAATGCTATCGCACATACTCCTCGCAACGCAAACGAGGTAATCGAGATTAAGACTCTCACCGACATCAACCAGGAGATTGAGAGAAACAGGATTGAGAAGGAAGCGCCGGGTGTCATCAGGCCACCGAAGCGCCAGATGCCGAAGGAACTGGAGGAATATCTCTCAAGGATTCAGACTCTCTAGTGCCCACTTGACAAGACAAGGAGGGAGGAGCTAGAGTATCAATTACAATTGAGAATATAACAAACATATGGATAATGAAGTTGTAGATGTTCAATATAGAACATGTAATTGCAGTAATAAGCATGTACCCAAGCCACATAAGCTTATCAAGGTAGAGATTGCTGAGACGGACTACTACCTCTGTCCAACGACCTACTACAACTTGACAACGTTGCTAGACTTGTGGCGCACTGGTGGAGGAGAACCACCGGGTTCTGTTCGAAAGCATTTCTCAGAGTTCGTACAGAGACTTGCGAAGGCCGAGAGATTCAGCTAAGCTAGCTCCATGAGTGAAACTAGAACGGTGAATGTTCACTTCCCGCTCCTGATTCCAGTGCTGGTAATCGGCTTCGTGATTGCTAAGCTGACGGGCCACTTTGATTATTCTTGGTGGTGGGTATTCGCTCCGATTTGGATTCCAGCGGTCGCCTTTCTAGGTCTCTATATAGTCTGGTTGGCTGTCTTCGGAATTATCTTCGTAGTGTATGTCGTCGTTGCGTTTTGCACTAAAGGTCCGAAGTATTTCAGCAAGGAAAACCGGGTTCAGAGGAAGAATCAGAAGAATGTCAGAAAGGCTCTCGATGACTATAGAGACGCCTTGCTAAAGAGACGAAGTTGACAGACTCGTTTCCGATGTGTTAGAGTAGAAGTGTGCTGGGGATAGGGAATCCTTTCGCTAGCACATTCGGGATGTAGCTCAGCTTGGCAGAGCGCTCGGTTTGGGACCGAGAAGTCGCAGGTTCAAATCCTGTCATCCCGACGTAAAGTGGAGGTCCGGTTCGAGACCGGCTTGTAGTGTAATTGGAAGCACGTCACTGAAACTTGCCGGTCCTCGCGAGACCCGGCGAAACCCCTAGAACTCAGCGCTAGGCGAACAAAGACTGAGGCCACGGAGTGTCGGCAATTGGGATGCCGCTTGGTTTGGGACCAAGAGTCTTAAGTGACACAGGGAGTTCGATTCTCCCCTCTCCGACGCAGCGGTTTGAAGGAACCTGCGGAGCAAGAACCGGTAGAACCTTCATCTAACTATTCTTTAGGAGAAAGAAGCACTAATGTCTTAGGAGTCACGCACAATGAGCACCACTGTAAAGATGAACCGCGACGAAATCCTCGCTGCGCTATACGAGCGCGACGGGGATATTTGTATGCACCCGAACTGCGACCGTGTTCTCGATATCATCGAAGTTGACGGTGAGGTAATTTCCGGGGGTGAAGGAAAGAATGAGGTAACCATTGACCACTGGATTCCACAGTCATATGGATACGCCAATGACTGGACCATGGACCAGGTTTGGGATTTGGACAACCTCAAGTTGATGCACAAGTCTTGTAATGCGGCTAAGGGTGACCTTATGCCAAATGAAGACGGAACCCTTCCACCAAAGCCAGAAACGCAGCGGGAGCGACGAGCCGACAAGGGTAACCGGCCAGAAGTTTGCAACACTTGCATGTCTGGACGAATTCTTTTGAAGGACGAAATCTGTGGTGTTTGTGGCTCCGAGGCAATGCCGAAGGTATTCCCACAGTGCGACAAGGTCAAGGTCAGTGAATGTGACCACAAGACCCAGTGGTGCTGGCAGTGTTCCATCGGAATCATCCCGCGCGTTCCAGCATTCGTGACTGCGCTGGACGGGGAATTCCTAGACGACTAGACAGTCAAGCCTGTCTCTGTTGCAGATAATGCGAGAGAGGGGGTTGACACTGTGTAGGCAACGTAGTAATGTTCTCATCACCGGGTGCTACTGAGACACTTAAAGGTACAGGCTGGTATTAAAGTACTTGAGTCAGCCCACCCACTCACAACCAACCGAAAGGCAATAATGTCCATTCTTAAGAAGTCCAAGGCCAACCCGACTGTCAAGGTCAACACTGAGTTCGACCCACTGAGCGCGGCTCTGGATGAGAGCAACGCGGTCCACAATTTCATCGCGGACCTTGTTGCCAAGCTAGACAGTGCAAACTCCTTTGCCCAAGAGGCAAAGTCTGATGCTGAAGCCAAGATTGATGCGGCTAAGCGTCGTAAGGAGCTTGCTGAGCAGACCATTGCTCGTAATGCCACTCTTGCCGAGAGCCTCCGGGGTCTTGGCGCAACTCCTGCCTAAGGTGTTGCAAGCCTTGCAAGTGTAACGATTGCACGCCTGCCTCTAAAGCGGGTAGACGGGGTTCGACTCCCCGGCAGGGCACAACGATGAGGCATCATCGCTAGGAAAGCGCTACATCTCGCAATCTTAAGTGTACAGTCTGGTTACATGTAAATCCCAGTGCAGGTAAAGCCTAACGCGCGACTGGGTATGAGTCAGACCGCTTTCCGCCCTTCTGCTAGAAAGGCAATTATGACAATCTTGTTTCTGACTGGTGCTGGAATTAGCGCCAATGCGGGAATCGCTACTTACCGTGACGGTGGCTCTTCGTGGACGGACTCCGATTTGGAGAAGAAGTCTCATGCTAGTCGCTATGGAAATCATTTGGATGAACTCTGGGATAAGCACTGGGGGCCGATGCAAGAGGCTATGCTAGATGCAGAACCGACCTACACTCACAAGGCTATTGCCGAATTCCAGAAGACGCACGAAGCAATCATTGCAACACAGAACATTGACGATTTGCACGAAAGAGCCGGGTCTGATAATGTGCTACACCTACACGGAGTAATGCGCGCGAAGTGCATGAAGTGTAAGAGCACAAACGTCTTGCCCTGGTATGGAAAAGGTGCACCAGCCTGTGAGTCTTGCTGGACTACAAAGACGCGCCCGGATGTGGTACTGTTCGGTGAGATGCTGGATATGAAGGCATTCAAGGCTATCAACGCATGGTCTGTGCAATCGGCGGATTACGTAGTGGCCATTGGAAGCTCATTGAACGTCTATCCGGCAGCCGCCCTTGTTCTCGATAACGTACATAAGACTATTATTGTGAACAAAGAATCAACCGGGTTTTCGAAGATGGCCAAGGTTGCATATCACCAAGATTGCGACGAAGTCATTGACGAAGTTCTATCCTTGATTGGAGAATGATGCAACGCTATCAGGTCATGTGGAAGCATGATGGACAAGTTGAGGATTTGCGAGTCGTTTCTGGTCGCCATCACTTTAAGTGGCGGGCCTTCAAGGAAATGCACACTCTCAACATGATTGGTTTCTATTCCAAGTCAAAGTGGGTAGCAGTGGTCTGGGACCACAAACTCAACCGGCAGATTTCGAAGGGTCTTTACAAAGACCGAAGTTGACAAGCTCTAGGTTGTAAGGTAGTATAGTAGTTACTGGTTCGAAAGAGCCGGTTCTTCTCCGGTGGACAAATAAGGCAAAGTCGCTGGGTTCTGACCCCAGAGTTTCTAGGTTCGATTCCTAGTCGGAGAGCAAACACGAAGGGGCACCTTCGTGGAGAGTGACGGAACGTGGGGTTAGTGAAAGACCCCCAAACGTATGCACGGTGGTAGGAAACTGATAGATGGCAGAGCCAATCGGTGAGCATCTATCAGGAGCTTCCTTAGCGGGTAGCAAACCCACAGCTTAGCGGCTAAACGTGTAGTCTGAAGGCTTAATTGACCAAAGGTTCACCCTTCAGTGGAGGTGGTATCCTCCCTCTCACCACTTGTAGTGCAGCCAACGGATAGGCAAATCGGCTCCAACCCGATTCGAAAGTGGGTTCGACTCCTACGCGCTACGCCATGCAGGTATAGCTCAGCCCGGTTAGAGCACTCGTCTGATACGCGAGCGGCCATAGGTTCAAATCCTATTATCTGCACTTGTAGTAACCTGGAGGTTTGGTCGAGTCTGGCTTATGGCGCTAGTTTTGAAAACTAGAGTGGTGTAAAATCCACCGGGGGTTCGAATCCCTCAACCTCCGCGCAACAATTGAATATGGGCTGTGGGACTGCTGGGATGGTCACTTCCCTGTCACGGAAGATATCAGGCGGGTTCAATTCCCGTACGGCTCGCAAAGAGAGGGACTGTCGCGTAGACAGTCCCTCTTTCATGATTAAGGAGAATAATGGCTACACTGTATGCAGAACCAACGTCTTATCAGCAGGCAATTCTAGTGGCATTGATGCTGACCGGCAAGCACGTCTATGAAGGCACCGTCAGCCCAAGTGTGATTGCAAAGCGTCGAGCCAAGAACAAGGTTGCGCGGGCTTCACGAAGGGCTAACCGCAAGTGAGTTTCGAAGATAACCTCAAGAATGCCATGCTAGCCCTGATTATCAGGGACGGCTGCCGCGATGCAATCCGCGTTGAAAGCTACGAGGAGAAGGAACTTAGTGACGGCTATTGTGAGACTTGTTACTATGAGTACACAGTTGTCATTATCAATTACATCACGAGCACTGGCGTGCGCGATGAGTACGAGTATTACGGACCGTTCTCCGAGCTAATCCAGGAGCTTACGACCCACTGAAGGAACCCCGCTTCGGCGGGGTTTCTCTATTTGGAGGAATCATGCATCACATTCTCACAATTACCGATGACGAAAATGGCCGGGACTGTGAAGTCGAGCATCTAACAAGCTGCCCGACAGCAATGCATCACCATGGTTATATAACATGGACTTGTCGAGAAGGCTGGTACCTTGATGAATTCGGATTGCCTGATGATTTGACCACTCTTCCGCCCGGCGAATATCCGATTGAATTCTGGGTGGAAACCCGGAAGAATTACCATGGAGTCACAGAGTACGAGTACGGAATAGACTTGGTAAACGAGTAGAGTTACAATTACATTACTATGGCACACTCAGATAATCTAGCTCAACTCCTCAAGGACACCGTTGACAGATACATCCTGGACCAGACCGGCCCGCTCACGGAATCTATCAACACTCTCAAGACTGAGTTGAATGATACCAAAATCAAGGTAGGCACTCTTGAGGCAACAAACGCTGCCTTGAATGACAACCTATCCGTGAAGTCAGCGCAGGTAATCTCGCTGACCACTCAGCTTCAGCAGGCACAGACGGAAATCACCCGGCTTACCAACCTGCTTGCCGAACAATATGACGTACGACCAGGACAAGACATTCAGTCTGCGATTAATGCGCGGGCTGAAGGAGAGACAATCAAGCTCGCTCCTGGAGAATACCTCTTGTCTGCACCACTAACCCTGAAGAACAACCAGAAGCTCATTGGAAATGGGTGGGATACGACCTTCGTTAGAGGGTCTGTACCAATCACCAATTTCATCAAGCAGAACTACTACTGGGTCGCATCAGACGTATTGCCACCGGCTTACACGGATGCAGGTCAATGTGAGATTAACTCAGGTACCGGAGCCAACCCTTGCCAGAAGCGCGAGGACTTGTTTGCCACGTACCCGGACATCTCACCGGCAACGTACCGCCGTCTACAGCGAGTCATGAGCCTCACCGAAATGGGCGTCGGTCAGTATTTTGCCGACTACGCGACCAATAAGCTGTACGTCTACGACGAGCCAAGGAACGTGGTGATGGCCAAGACACCGTTCGCCATCAATAGCGCAGCCACCGGCTGCCAGGTCTCGGGCATCAGCTTTGAGCAGTTCGCCACGCCAAGCCAGCTTGGAGCCGTCACCGTGACTGGCACGAACTGGGAAATCGACAATTGCATGTTCCGGGACAACCATGCCTCAGGCTTGCACTTGAGTGGTAGCCACAACACCAAGGTTCATCACAATGCGATGATTGCAAATGGCCAGGCTGGTATGACTCACCACAGGTCCAACAACACCGAAATCACGTATAACAACTTCACGTACAACAATACGGCGGGTTACTATGCGCGAGACTGGGAGTCAGCCGGATTCAAGGCAACCTATTCAGCCGGTGTGAAGTTCCAGTACAATGAGGTCATCAACAACACCGGAGTTGGCGTGTGGTTCGACATCGATAACACTGACTACCTTGTCACTGACAACACTGTCGATGGAAACTTCTCCTGCGGTATTAGGTTGGAAATTTCCTTCTCAGGAGAGGTCGCTCGTAACGTAGTCACGAGAAATGGAATCGGCCACGCCGGTCCAGGACGTGGGTCTGACTTCTCCGCATTTGCTACCGCAGGAATTCACGTGAATAGCGCGGGTGGTATGGGAGCCGGTGAGCTAAAGATTCACGACAACCTCATCGGAGTAATCCTCAATAACGGTGTCTATGTCGCGGCGGGTTATGGAAATCAAAACGCTATCCACGTAGAGCAGAGAGACCGAGGCAAGTCCGTTACCTACCCACAGTTGACTTGGACTGCACGCAATGTTAAGGTCTACAATAACAAGGTGAATATCACGAAGGTTGCCGGAAAGGAAGGCACCGGAGTCGCTGGCCTTGGAATTCTCGGTTCTACTGGCAGTCAGGTCTACTTGCCAGCAACCGGAAACACGTTCGAAAACAACGAGTACTTCAACACAAACTTGACAGACGTGCAGTTCCACTGTATGGATGGCACCGCTACTAACCGTTACCGAACCTTTGCCCGCTGGCAACAGCTTGGATACGACAAGACTGGCAAGTTGACTGTCTATAGTGCGCCGTGATAGGGTAGTTGTGTTGATGGCGGGGTCGTACTCTTCCCCGAGTCTGACCGCCTGAGACGGAGAATCCCGGTCGTTCTTCGGGCGACCGGGATTTCTCTAAGCCAAGATGTTGTGATAGGTTAGCTGCGTTGCCCTCCCTCACCTCTCCTCATTGGGCAACAGAAAGCCCCCGGTCATCATACCGGGGGCTTTCTAGGGCTCAGCGCCGACCGCGTCGAGCGTGAGCTTTGGCGAAGGCATCCATGACGGAGAATGGAATGCGACCACGTTCCTTCACCTCGTATCCGTTCTCCCGTGCCCACGTGCGGATTGCCTGGAGGTCTTCGGGATTGGCTCGGACGGATGAAGTCCCGTTCCTGGTAGCTCGTGCCGGTGAAGCGGCGGACCCGATGAAACGGGCCAATGAGGTCTCCAGTTCGTGGATGTGGTCGTTGGAGAGGTCCAGTTCGAAAGACTGGCCGTCGATGGCGAGAGAGACTGTTCGTCCCTCACCTTCAAAGAGAAGGGTGCCGTCCAGGTCATCTTCCAGAACCTCTACCTGTCGCTTTGCCATGATGTTCTCCTTTCGAGAGAGTCGTGCACTACTTGGTACGAGTACAGTGTTACAAGCCGACACGCCGGAAGTCAAGCGGAAGTTGTAAGAACTTTCTGGAGAGAAGTTTGACAAACGCTTGTTTCAGGTGGTAGTATAGAAGTAACCGGATGTCCCGCAGGGTTGTCCGGCCACTATCTGGCGACAGAGCATGTATGGATATGCGCTCGGTTGAAGCCCGAGATAACACAGTTCAAGTCTGTGTGTCGCCACGCTAGTCTCCGTAGGCTAACGGATAAACCAAGAGACTACGAATCTCTCATTGCTGGTTCGAATCCAGTCGGGGACACAAGAGGCCACTACTTAGAGTAGTGGCCTTTATCTATGATGGAGGTCTCACTTGATTACAGATTTTGAAGCACTAGTTACTATGGGTGTATATGACTACGTGGGACCAGATGGTAACGGAGAGCCACAATACGTTCTCAACATCAAGCAAGCGCTTGAGCTTTGTCCGGCCATCTACTGGGCTCACAGAAACAAGGCTGACACTGACATCATGAACGCTGTTTCGGCGGGTTTGGTGGATTGGGATGTAAATACAAATACCCTAGAGGAGACACTGAGCTTCAATGTTTGATAGCGATAAGATGGACCGGATTCGAAAGGTCATGGAGATGGCAGAGCAGTGCTTTGGCGAGCATGGAGACTGCATTGACACCGGCAACCACCCGGAATTCACAGAAGGTCTGGCATACTTCAGACTGGTTGGGGAGTTGCTTGAATGAGTAAGTTCTTCTACGACTGCGAATTCCATGAGGATGGAAAGACCATTGACCTCATCAGCATCGGAGTCGTAAATTACGATACCGGCGACACTTTCTACGCGGTGTCCAGCGAATTCGACACCCAGAGGGTGGCCAATCATTGGTGGCTAATGGAGAATGTCATGTCGTCTATTGACCATGAGACGATTGTTGGCTTTGACCACCAAGGAGCGCCGGTTCACAGAGATTTATTTGTCACCGACGAAGCCTGTATGCCTAGAGACTGTATCCGGGACAACCTTCTGGACTTCGTCGGACCGGAAAAGGCTGAGCTATGGGCTTGGTATTCAGCATATGACCATGTCTGTCTAGCTCAACTCTTTGGAAAGATGATTGACTTGCCATCAACAATTCCGATGGTGACATTCGACATCAAGCAGCTACACAAGCAAGCTGGATACTGTGACATGCCAAAGCAGCCAGAGGGGTTGCATAACGCCCTTGAAGATGCTAAGTTCAATGTTGTTCGATACAACTATCTGATGGGAGTTATCAATGATAGTAATGGGTGAGTGCGGAAGGCCGGGTTGTAGGAATGTGGTCTACGCCGACCAGGCTTGGGGAGAACTCAGTCTCAACCTGGAGAGACGTCCATCGACTGACGGACCTCATGTCGTGACGAAGACCAGCGTTTGTGCTCAGTGCACGAACGATTTGATGGACTGGTGGTTGAAGTGAAGTACCTGACTTTCGAGGGATTTATCGAAGTTCCGGATGATTTCGATTTCGAGAAGGATGAGAAGACTTCCAACTGGGTGAACGACTATCTGTTTGAAGCAGTTGGTCTTTGTGACTTCAATTCGGAGACAGGATGTAATCCGGAGCATCACATCGCGGTTCGTGTTTTGACAGAAGAGCAATTTGACGCCCGCTACGAAGACAACTAGTGGTAGAATAGGGTCATGGAACAGACATATGATTTCACCGTGACTCTCAAGGTATCTGTCAACGCCTTTGATGAAGAAGATGCCGTAGACATGCTTTCAGACTCATACGGAGCCGGGGCTTTGTATGATGAGATTGATGTCAAGAGTTGCAAGGTGGAAAGTGACAAATCTAAGTAACATTGCAAACTTAGGCGAAGGAGCACAAATCCAGCAGATGTGTAGCATCACCTGGACCGACCCTGACAACCCTGAGATTCTGTTCACTGACGGAAAGCCAGCGGTGGGAGAGTTGACGGCGGATTTGGGAGATGGTACTGTAGTGCCTATTCCAGTGTGTGCAGACTGTCTAAGGCTAGTCTCACCGAGACTTGAAGTTTCCCTACCTAAGGAGTAACAATGCAGATTCTGATTTTGCCGGTAATTTCGGTGGTGTTCAACTTCTTGTTCGCCTGGATTACTCACGGAATGCTTGACACAGTGTTTCCAAGTATGGAATACTGGGACTGGTTCCGGGTGTTCATGACGCTGTCAATTCTCAGCTTTGTGGGCCTGGGTTTCTGGTTAGTCATGGCGCTGTTTTCAAGCTGAGGTTTGACAAGTACGTAGCTAGTCTGATAGACTAGAATCATTAACCACCCGCTCCCTCGTGGTTCGGGCTTAGCGGTCGCAAGACCGCATTGGGGAAGTAGCTCCAATGGTAGAGCGTCTGTTTTGCAAGCAGAATGTTGAGGGTTCGAATCCCTTCTTCTCCACGTTTGAACCTTCACTAGATTGGGTAACATGATAGTGGAGGTGTATCAAAATGGGAATTATCTGGACTGTTGTTGGGGTACTACTAATCATTGCGCTTCTCATTTGGATTTTCTGATGCCGCTATGGTTGGCAGTAGTGATTGGGTTCGCACTAGGATGTTTCTTTTGCCTAGTCCTACTTCCAGTAATGTAAGAAATACGCCGGGTTTAGCAGAAAGCTCGGTTATGCGTCTCTAGTAGAAATGGCCAAGCACCCCGTGCTCTTACCACGTGAGATTCTGGGTTCGAATCCCAGGGGACGCACTGCCTTATGATAGATACCCTTTCCGTGACCAGCTAGGGTTGGCTGTTGGAACTGAGGCACAGATTCCATCAAATCTATCAAAGCACTGTAGAGGAGTTGTCAGATGCTTCTACAGTTTGATAAAGACTGACTGGCTGGTGGACTACCACCTATGCGCTCGTAGCTGAGGGGATTAGCAGCGGACTCTTAATCCACGGACGTAGGTTCGATTCCTACCGGGCGTACAAACACCAAATGTCATTACTATCAGTCACTAGTCGGGAGAAACAATCCCACTCCTCTTGACAACTGAACTGCTAGTTGGTGTACTATGGAGATAGAGTAAAATTGACAACATGCCCGTGAAGACTCCGTTGGCTAGTGGGTTGCCTGCCTTTCAAGCAGGAGGGCGTGGGTTCGATTCCCGTCGCGGGTACAATGTCTGAGCATTACGCGATGCAAAAAGACAGATGGTGACTGCTCACCAGAGTGCAGTCGTTGGTTGGGGACATCAATGTTAGAGAAAGCCCCGGTGTGGTAGGCAGCCAAATGTCTACACAGGGCAGGTAGCCATGGCAAATTCCTGCTAACAGTCCCAAGATTAGCGGTCTTGGGATTTTTGGGTCCGTAGCTCAGAGGCAGAGCAGTCGACTTTTAATCGACGGGGCGAGATTTCGAAATTCTC